AGAATGTTAAATAATGCAACCTTTTGCATATTTGGAAACTTACAGCCGTGAAAAGTAGGGTAGGCTGGGGTTTAACCGACTGTCAGCTTAAAATATTACCCCATTCCCCTTATCTGAATCTGGAATCACTACTTGAATACCTATCTTATCAAATACTTCATCTATGTTATTCATTAGTTGTTCACCAGTAGTAACAGCACTAGCTTCTTCTCTCTGTAGCCTTATCTGTTCATTTACCAACTCTAGCAGTATATCCATAGCATAGTACATATCATTACATATATCTTCTAGTAATGTATCTGCCATTAACCCATTAACTATACTATATTCCTTATCCTTATAACCTACAATACTAGTAGGCTCTCCATTAGTCAAAGGTGTAATATAATAGAAGTTCAATCGTTTGCTAGTAGGATGAATCCACTTACAGCCTTCCCTGTATATATCCCTAATACCTAAATACTTCTCATCTAATAATTCCAATAGATAGTTAGTAGTTAGTGCATTGCCTTTTACTTTCAACTGGTTTAAAGCTCCACCCTTATCAAAGTGGTTATAGAAAGAAGTCTGGTTCTTTACTAACTGGCTAGCAAAGACTGTCATACAATTATCTATCTGCATCCTTATTTGCTGAATAGCACATAAATAGTTCTTAGACTTGCATAGTGTTATAAACCCATCATAGATAGTATTAGCTATAACTAAAGTGCCTAATGTAAAATGGCTTCTTCTAATACAATCTAATGATACCTTATAGGCTGGATTATCTATACCTTCGATAGCATCCACTATCTTTCTTCCAAACTTCTTATACTCCATACATCTTAAAATAAAAAAGGCTAGCCGAAGCTAGCCCCATTGTTTGAAGTCCTTCCAGTTACTGACCTATCAACTCCTTCAAAGCTGCTTTATCATCCTCTGTAAGAGATTGAATGTAGCGATAAGCTTTAGCCCTTCTCATTTCAGACTTCAAATTGTCGTCTGGAATCTCCAGTACAGCTTTAAGATTGGCTATGTATAGTTCATATCTTGCGATATAACCTTTACATTTAGCCTTAACCTGTTCTACTGTGTCACTGTCTGTAATATACAAACCAACACCAAAAGCCTTACCTAATTCCTTGCGGTCAGTTGATACCAATACTGAAAGAACATTCACTTGTGATTCTTGATTCTGTGTCATAATATAAAAAGTTTAAATTATGCCAATACACTATTATACTGGCTATTCAGACAAATAGTGCTATCAGAATCACGATGCAAATGTACTACAAAGTAACCACATAAACAAATAGCCTGCAATCTACCACCAGACTACAGGCTAAATTTATTTACTTTCTAAATATCATCCGATAATGATAATCTACCCCAAACAAGGCACCAGCAAAGGTACAAGTTTCACCAAAGGCAATAAGTACGCTGCTGTCTATTATTCCTAATGGTGCTACACAGAACCCTCCAATTAATAAACCACAGCCTACTATTACTAATACTGCTGCCGATATTAATTGTAAGTTTAGCTTATCTTCTTTTGTCATTCTGCTGATTGTTTAACTTTAATTTCTTGAATGGATGTATCTACTAATGCTATTACATCAGCCTTATTAGCTGCTGGAAGGTTATAGTTATAATTAACTAATCCCCCATCCAGTTCACAGTAGTTAGCATCACCGATATAGTTCATATCTTCAATAAGGTAGATACTAACATTATAGTTCATCTTTCCATTCATATCAATATTGAATGTACCTTCTAACTTCATTGTTCCATTATCTGTTACTACATTGTAATTTGTGTGCTGCATTTCGATAGTTGTAGCCATAGTTTTAAAATTTAAATGTGTTATTAATTAATCTATGGTAAAGATGGGCCTGGCATTGACATAAGTGCCTGTATAGACCTCTGTAGCTGGTTATCAAACCATAAACATAGCCAGCAAATAGAAGATGTGCTATTATTATAAAGTGAACCAGTATATTTCTGTGAAGTAGTTTCATCATTAACTGTAAGTGATTTAGGTAGACCAGTAGCAGTAGCAATTTGATTGATACCTTTGTTATCCTTACATAGCTTAACTGAAATATTACTAATTGTACCACCTCTATAAGTAGAACCTACTGCACTAAATTGTAGTTCCCAATCATAGTACTTAGTATTACTTTCTCTTTGCTGTGCCTTAAAGATAATTTGCACCTTCTGACTTCCTGCTACTACATCTGCCTTAACTTGTATAGATGCCACTGGCATAGGTAAGGCTAAGAATCTATCATTAGCATTACCTGTATATGGTGAAGTAGGTGTATTAACGGCATTAGTTAAAAACTCATATACTTGTACTGTCTTACCTGCAAACTGTTGCATCTGTGTAGTCCACCAGTACAACTTCTCACTATACCAATAAGATTTAGAACCATCTGTTACTAAAGCACCTCTATGAAGGTTCAACTTACTTCCATCAGTACCATATACTGTATATATATCGTCTTTAGTAAGATAAGTTAAACTAGAAGTATCACCCCCTGGTGTACTGGATTCTATACCTGCTAGTGGTTTTTCATAAGAAGCGTGATTACTAGAAGTTACACCGCCTATATTTTGTACAGCACCATCTTTATAAGTAGCATACAAAGGCATAGCTGCACTATGTTCATAATTTCTAAAGTCACCCAATCTATAAGGGCTATTAGAACCGCCAGTAGGGTTATTGTATGTGTAGCCTTTATTTCCATTAGCCTTAATAGCACTTACTAATGAAGTAGGGTTATTTGCTTGCACTATCTCAATCCCATAGTTTCTATTCTTTAATTCTCCTAAAGTCATTGTAGATACAGTACTATGTATAGGCTTCCATTTACTCCACGGATTCACATTACTACTAGTACATAATCCACCTACATTTCTATTTGATATGCCTAATGTGTTTCCGACTAAACTTGTTGTTATACCCGAACTTGCTAAAGCCATATTATTTAGTTTTTATATTCTTTAATTCGTCTATCTCTTTTTTAAGGTCTATAATCTGTGCTTGTAATACTGCTACATATTGTGCATAGTTGACAGATAGATACTTATCTTCTGTATTATCTTCTATAACTAGTTCTGGATATAGTTCCCTTACTTCTTGTGCTATGAATCCTATACTATCCTTACCATCCTTCTTATATGTAACAGGTTTAATGTAACCCCTATTCTCTAATGGCTGAATGTCTGTTTTAAGCCTAATATCAGAATAAGCAGTCACTTCACCTGTAGCTGTAAGTGTACCGACTTTAATGTTAGTTGGTAATTTCAAATAAGCATTACTACCACCGTTTACACTAACCGCCGAACTGGTATTAGTAGCTGTAGCATCTTGGATATAAATACTTCTAGTAGTACCCCAATTTGCCGTAGTAATGTTAGCAGTACCATTAAATGAAGTACCATTAATAGTTCTGGCTGTCTGTAGTTTTGTAGCACTACCAGCGTTACCACTGATACTAGCACTACTAGTAATGAATCCTGCACCATTGGTTAACTGATTAGTGTTGTTTGGTATAGCTACACTGACTGCTGCACTACCATTAAATGACTTGGATTGATAGCCTGTAAAGGTTAATGTATTAGTAACCTTATTGGCTGCTGCTACAGTGGCACTACTTGTAATAAATCCACTATTATTAGTCAAATGGCTGGTATGTGTTGGTACATTTACTGTTACTGCTGCACTACCATTATAGGACTTAGTACCAAATGAACCTGCTGCAAATGATATAGAATTAGTAACCTTATTAGCTGCTGCTACTGTATCAGAAATATATGCCACATTTCTACTTATAGCTGCTGGTGCAGATGTAGCAGGTGCTACAGATTGACTACTAGTAGTATATGTAGATGTTCTCAAAGTAGGCGTTATAAATCTACTAACATAAAAGTTATATTTTGCCCCACCTCTAACATATACATATTCTGTAGAAGAATTTGTTAGTTGTCCCAATCCTCTTAAACAGCTAGATGTTCCAGCCCCCTCTTGATAAGCGTGTATAGTTCTTACTACTTGAGTCCAGCCCCATTGTGAACCATTAACTGTATAGTCCAGTATTAGAGCCATATTTTTATCACTTCTACTATTCCAAGTAGCATTAGCATTAGTATTACCTTCGATTCTGATTCTTGTTTGTTGTGAGTTTCCAATAACCATAGTTACAGGATACCAAGTATTATTATTCAAACCAGAGGCATCTATTGTTACAAGTTTATAACTCTCAAAATCAGTATGGTTCATTCCATCTAACTTGTCTGAATTACTAGCGTATGGAACTGTAATATTATTAGTAGTACCATTTTTTGTCCAAGTAAGGTAATTGCCATTAGTTCCTAAAGCAGATACATAACTGCTATTATGATTATGGCTACTAGCCGCTTTACCATTTAAGGCATCTTGTAAACCACTAACATTACTAATTGAATGACTATGCGAACTGGCTGCTGCACCTACACTAGCTGCTGTTATATTGAAACTCTTTGCAGCACTACCATCATAAGCACCCTGTGAAGTACCATTCAAACTAATAGTAAGTGCATTAGGATTCTTTAAAGCAGAAGGAACTGTAGGATATGCTGGTAAGCTGATAGTATTTCCACTTATATTATAGCTTGTTGAACCTACTTTAACTGTACTAGCGTAATTGTGAGTATGTGAACTAGGTGCAAATGTAGATGGTTTACCACTTATTTCAGCCCAAGTATATGAAGGTTTATTAGCCCCAATCCAGCTTGGTTTACCTTCCAAGTCTGCCCAATTAGTAACGCCACCTTCACCCTTAGAATCAATCAATTCCCTTAGAATCCTACCTTGATTGGCTGAAAGTGCTGCATCTGTAGCTGTACTGGTTAAAGCATCTACTATAGTAATACTACCACTTCCACCAGAAGCACCTGCACCATAGGCTGAAATTTCCTTCTCACCGATTACATTCACTTTAACCTTCAAATCTCCATTGGAATCAAAGTAAAAAGCCTTATTCCAGTTAGTAACCACACCATCCCAATTAGTAACCTTAGCAGATGTTATTCCATCCAGTACAGACTTATTAGAATGTGTATGCTTCTTGCTGTTGGCATCATTCCAGTTGGTTCTTTCAGTACTAGTAATATGTAATGTAGTGTTACCTATATGTGCGTTAAAGTCTGTAGAACTAACTGCACCCAAACTAGATAAAGTAGGATAAGCAGGTAAACTAATAACATTGCTAGCAGCATTATAAGCAGTATTACCTACCTTAACCAAACTGGCATAATTATGTGTATGTTCAGAAGGTGTAAAGGTGCTAGGTTTACTAGTAATCTCATTCCAACTATAAGAAGGTTTTGTAGATGTTATCCAACTAGGTTTATCGGTTATATCTTCCCAGCTAGAAACACTACCTTTAGAATCTATCATATCTTTAAGGATTCTACCCATATTAGCACTTAAAGCACAGTCAGTAGCTGTACTGGTAAGTGCATCCACTATAGTTACAGTTCCAGTACCCGAAGTAGTTCCAGCACCATAAGCACTAATTTCTTTCTCGCCTATTACATTAACTTTTGCTCTTAAATCACCTGCACTATCAAAGTAAAACGCTTTATCCCATATTGCTTTATCTAGTTTGTTATTCCAACTAGTAAGATTGGCTTCTGTTATCTTATCTAATGTAGTCTTATTAGTATGTGTATGGCTGTTCTCATTCCACTTAGCTATATTAGCATCTGTAAGTGCTGCTGGCTTCCCTTCTATATTAGTCCAAGTAACCTTAGTACCATCACCATTAACCCACTTCTTAGAAGTTGCATCATACTTTAATATCTGACCGTCTGCCAGATTAGTCAGTGTTACATCTTCCAATTTAGATAATAGTGTACTACCACCAGTTCCAGCTTCTAATATCATCTCTCTTAATATCCTACCTTGATTGGCTGATAAAGCAGCATCTACAGCTACAGAATCCAAACCATCATAAATAGTAACTGAACCTGTAGAAGTGCTTCCACCACCTGTAGAACCTTGACCATAAGCAGTAATTTCACCTTCACCAATTAAGTTTCCAGTAAACACTACCTTTGATAAATCTACAGTATAAGAACCATCACCATTATTAACAGCAGGTAGAAAGTTCCCACTTAAAGAAGAACTTCCCCCACCACCGCCAACATTAGTAACAGCTACATTACTTACATTAAGTTCACCATTACGATAGGTCTTATTTATGTTTGTCCTTATAAATTGCATATTACTTCTTCTCTATTAACCGTATTTCCTGCTTACATAATCTATAATCTGTAGTAATGCTATCCACTATAAAGGTTTTATTTGGAAGATGGTTATCAGTCATAGTAGCATATACTTTAAACTTGTTCTGTAGGTTCAGATTCAGAATAGCAGAAGGTGTACTATATTGTGTTACTAGCCTATATATAAGATGTTCTTCCAGTCTATACATCTGCTTAGTAGCCTTATTATATACGTTATCCAGATAAGTAAAGCTAGTACTATCAGCACTATAGCAAACTGCACTGTAGTTACATTCCTTATTATCCCAAGTACATATAGCAAAATCTTCTGAATCCATCTCATTTACAAAGTCCTCGTTTATGATGTTACTGTATTCAGTATCAGAATCCTTTTCTTCTTCCTTCTGGAAGTTCTGAACTTTAGCCTGTATATCGAAGTCAGATAACCAAACAGCATCACATCTATAGCTATTATCTACTTTGTGTGGATGGTATAAAGTAAATGTAGGTTTGCCAGTAATTACTTCATTAGTATTAGGCATCGGAATAGCATAACCTTCACCATCTATCCCCATATTCCAAGTAATGTTATTTTTAACTGGGAATATCCTGTTAATACAATGGTCTGACTGTCCTTGATTATCAAAGTATAATTTGAATGTACTATCTGTAGTAGTCCACCTAGAACCATTCCAGTACATACTACCATACTTTAACTTACAGTCTATGTAAAGATTATCTGGGTTGAAGTCATCATTCTTGTTACTATACCCCTGCATTATATACATCTCACCTTCCCTATCCATAAATAGGAAATTACCCTTAATAATCAGATAGGTAGAACCACCAATGAAGCTAACATTATTATCATTTACTTCCAGTTCAAACAATGGTCTTAGTTTACCATCATAAGTATTATGAACGTGTAACAGTACATAGTCTGTAAAATTAATATTATTGTACTTCTTATTAAAATCAGTAACCTTATCAAAGAAGGCTTTACAGATAGTAGCACCTACATAGTTCTGTGTAGTAGCATAGTTAATAGTAGAAGGTGCTGATACTTGTGCTAATGTAGCCTTATTGTAATAGTAGCATTTATAGTTGCTGTTCTTTAGATACTTAAAGAAACATTTGTGCATACCACCTTTACCATCTTCATTTACCTCCTGCACATAAGACCAGCTACCACCATAGTTAGTTAAATAGTTCTCATCCCAGATACTAGGTATAATGCTATCAAAGCTGTATAGACTGTCTTTAACAGTAACCTTATTATATACATTATCTAAGGATAACTGACCACCATTTTCAACATAATCACTGGCTTCTATCTCCTTAGACTGCTGTAATGTTACCTTAGTAGATGCTGTACTACCAATGGTAAACTTATAGTAAGTATTGATTCCATTCTTAATAGCATCATAATCCAAGAAGTAAACCTTATCACCATCAGCTACAGCAGTTACATTAAGGTACTTACAGACTTCTTCCAGTACTTCCTGCATAGTCATAGGTTCATCATCTTCATCAAAGAAGTTCTGCTCACTGATATACATCTTACTAGGTAAACAAAAGTCAGATGTAGCATTTAATTGTGTATTATCTGAAATATAGAAAGAACTATAAGCATTACATTTACTAAGTAGATGGTTTATAATCTGGGTAAAAGAAACTATATCCTTCTTACCGCCTATAGTGGTGTACTTATAATACTGTAATGTGCTAAGTGCATCTATGGCTTCTACCTCTATTTCTTCTAATTCATTCTCATAGCCTTGACTGTATAGATTGGGTGTTACATACCCAACCCATACAATACCACTAGCACTACTAAGAACTACCTTATTCTGTTGTGCTGTACTACTATACAAATCAAACTTATAATCGTCTGTAATCATTCCTATAGTAGCACTGCTATACTTACAAGGTTTATATAAATGTGAATCAGAAGTTTCTAACTCAGTTATGAATGGTGTAGCAGATAAAGTAATGTTCTGCACTTCTCCAGAACCTATTTCCAATGTGTATAGCTTCTCATTTATATCATAGAATTGTGCTGTATATTTCATCTTACTTTAGCTGTTTTATTATTGTAATTGGCTAGAACTCCTACAAGTTCCTTACCTCTAATCTTAAACTCTACCTGACCACCGCCAGCAGAACCCATAACCCCATTACCATTAAGCAGGTTAAACAGATTCCTTTGCTGTCTGTTATTAAGAATCATTTCACCAGCATTTACCCTAGCTAGGTTCATATCTCCAATAGTACTATTGCCAGCGAATATACCACCAGTACTAAAGGAAGGAATACTAGCCAAAGCTGCTACTACAGCCGCTGCTGCTGCACCTGCCAACAACCATCCTACAAACGGGGTTTGGGCTGCACTGGCTACACCACTGGCAATAGCTTCACCTTTCTTGGCTGTAGTTAATGCTACAATTTGTGGGATAGCTGCTGCTACAGCACTAATCAAATTAGCACCCCAACTTAACCAAGCTGCCGCACCTTCATTGGTCATATTGGTTACAGAACCCATAATAGAAGCTATAGCACCTAAACTTTGTGCATACTCATTATTCAGTTTGATATTCTTATTAGTAATAGGGCTACTAAACTTAGGAAGTGAAGTAGGTATTTCTGGCTTCACCATACCAGCCAAACCAGCAGGTTTGCCATCTAACTTACCAATAGGTGCATTAGGATATTTGTACTGGAACTCTATTACCCTCTTCTGTTCAGTAAGTGCATTTAGTTCAGCATTGATTCTTATCCTATCTTCATTACTAATAGCTAGGTTTAATTCCTTTCTTAAAGATGCTATCTGTGCATCCAGTTCTGCTAAAGAACCAACAGGAATAACAGGTTTTACAGGTAACTTCACTTCTACATTATTGGTAGTTCCTGTGAATACTTTAAATCCTTCCAAAGAATCGACTGGCTTAAATCCTTCCATCTTAGCCATACTGCTATTATATTCATTGGCTGTTTCATTATACTCTCTGGCTGTACTCTTTAATGCTGAATTTAACTGGTAATACTGCTGAATCTTTGCAGCTATATCTTTTAATTCATCATCATTATACTTCTCCAGCATAGTATGAATAATAAGATTCTGCTTCTGGGATTCAGCTAAAGCATCCTTCTGTTCTTGTGACCAGTCCTTTCTTTTAGCATTAGATTGATAGTTAGCTGTACCATTTTTAGCCCTAGATTTAACCTCATCCCTCTTAGCAGGGTCTAACAAATCCGCTTCAAATGCTTTAAGCATATCTTCCATAGTTACAGTAATATTAGCATTCGTTCTAGCTTCAACAGCTTTAGATGCTGAATTAATAAGTTCTTCCTGTAACCTAATGTTAGCTGCTTGTTGTTCCTGTAGTGTTATTCTCCATTTATCAAAGGCAGCATTCCTTTGGTCAGCAGGTGCAAACTTATTCTTAGCTATATATTGTGCATCCGCTATTTCCGACTGGCTCTTAGCACTGAATACACCATAACTAATTTGTGTGTTTCCTAACTGGTCTAATGCAGCATAAGCTTCCTTAGCCTTATCTATCATATCTCCCAGACCAGTAAGAAAGTTGGATAGATTTCCACTACCCAAGCTATAAAAGAACTCATCCACAGAAGTTTTTAAAGCAGCCATATTACTGGCTGTCATATCGCCTAAAGTCTGACTGGAATTAAGAACCTTATTAAATGCTTCTCCAGCAGTCATAGCTATACCTAGCACACCAGCAAATCTTCCTATAGTGGCTGTGATATTCCTGCCTACCTGCTGAAACTGTTGTACTTGTTGTGTGGAACGTCTTATATTATTATCGAATTGACTACTATTAAGAAGTAGTCTGGTTACTAAATCAGCCATATTTAATTGTGTATTGTATATTGTTTAGCTTTCTCTTTCAATCTCTTAATATCTTCATTACTAATAGATGTTTCTTCTGTAGTATCATTATCCCAAGTAAACTGCATTATATCAGTAGGCTTTAACTTCTTAGTGCTGTTACATTGTGCAATTACATAAGCTATCATTCTAGCCTGTTCCCAGCTATTCCTGTCCTTCTTATGTAAATTGTTTATCAATGGTTCTAACTCATACATCTGCATCTTGTCTAGTACATATTCTGGGTCTAGTCCACCTTCTATTACTAAAGTTGAATATATCTCCTTAGTGGTTAGGACTTTTTTTTAGCATCTGCATTATTAGTAATAAATAGCTGTTGTTTCTCCAGTTCCTTCTTTAAGAAGTTCTGGAACTCCAGCATAATACTCATATCTTCATCTATGGATTCTATCAGTTCTTCAAAGGTTAGTGAACTGTCTGGATTATTAGCCAGTAAGACACAGTAGAAGAATAGATATTCATCTGTGATAGTCTTTAACTCAAATGCCTTACCTGTAATCTGTTCATAGATAAATAAGGCTCTAAGAGTATATTTCAGTTTGTAGTTTTGTCCTTTAATAGTCATATTAATAAGTATTAAAAAAAGAAGCCTTTACACCTCCATAACCTAGAGATATAAAGGCTCTATATTAAGCAGTAGCAGCCTTTGTAAGTGCTCCCACGCCTTCAAATGAAGCTGTAAAGGTTGCATTATCACCATTAGGTGCATTGGCTTCAAGTGCTGTAATAATAACATTACCCGAATATGTTCCAGTAGTGGCTGGCAACCATCCCCCTTCTGGCACTTCGTCCTTCTTTGTTGAATAATCTTTCTCCAAGCAGAATACAGCCTTAATAGGTGTTCTGGCTGTCAGCTTATCAAATAACTGGTCAAAAGTCATACCTTCACCATCATTAGAATAAAGGTTCTCGGTACTACAGTTCCAGCTAATCTTTCTGGCTGCTTTAGCTACCCATTTACCACCGCTATCCTTAGAAGTGGTTTCTACTGTTTCTACATTTATACTTAGTTTGTGGCTAGTGGCAAATGCTATAGACTTATCGTCAATAAATAGCATTAAGTCACCACCGTTAATTACTTGTCCTGCCATTTGTCTTTATGTTGAATGTAAGGTTTTGAATGAACGTATCTTCTATGTAATCTTCATCTGCATTTGTCATTCTAATATCGTGTATGTTAATACCAGAATAGTTACCCTTCTTACCTTGTAAGGCATCTTTAACCAAGTCAGCAATTTCTATAGATTCATTGTACTTATCAGAAGCTATAACCACTTCCACATAAGTATTTTCACTATATATAAACCTATCCTTACTATCAGATGGTTCTATACCTGTTCTTCTATAAACAATGAATGGAAATGTAGTACCTGTATCAGCTATTAAAGGGTAAATTTTATGTTCTACACTATCTATAATCTTTGCATCATTACTAAGGATATTATAGATAGCTTTACCTACTTGTAAACTCATCGTCTGTTCCTATTAGCTATTCTCTGAATTGACTGGCTTATAAGGTTATCCATATTATCAAAGATTTCCCTTTCCTTATTGGCTTTAGCTGTTCTAAAGAAATGTGCTGCATTAATACTACCTCTATTGGCTGCTGCTCTCTGCCTTCTAATAGGATTCCGACCTCTAACAGATGCAGTATTACTACCAGTGGTTCTTCTAACTCTAGTACCCATTTCAAAGAACTTTAATCTAAAGTCACCCATAATATGTACCTTAGCTTTTTCTCCGTTTCTATCAGCATTAGCTTTGATTCCACTTATTAAGGTCTTACCATTCCACCAGTTTCTACTAGAAGCTGCCCTGCCTAAAGTCTGCCTTAGCTGTCTTTTAGTTTCACCGACTAAGATACCAGCACCCTTTCTTAAAGCACTTCTATAGACCTGCCTTTGCTGCCTACTAGTCAAATCCGCAAACATAGAAACTACCTGTCTGGCATCTACTTCTATGTTATTCATTTATCAATTCAGTTACTATAGTGGTTGATTGCTTATATAATTCTGGATTTATGCTAAGAATCCTGTACTTCTTTCCATTCCAAAGGATTCTCATATTCTCATTTACCTTATGATAATATCTAACAGTAAAGGTTACAGTATAAGAATGAACTATTTCATTATTCTGATTCTGTCTATTACCACTGTTATAAGTAACATTAGACCTAGTGCTAATAACATCTCTCCAATCAATAGAATTAGCACCATAGCCATCTTTAATAGCTACAGGTTCTTGTATGGTAATAGGATAATGTAATGTTCCTGCTCTCATTTAATTGTGTATTTACGGTAAAGTCCTATCAGATATTCATAACTATAGGGAATCTTAACAACTGTACCATAACTAACAGGTTCTCTATTTGCATAAAGATTACCTATCATTAGTAACATAGCGTGAATTATAGCAGGTGGTAAAGTACCACCTACTTCTAATTCATCTAAAGCTATGTCTAAATGTTTAGATACTGAATCCTCTGCTACAGCTATTAAGTCCAGAATGTACATATCATCTGCCCTAAAATCCTCATCTACTAGCAGGTGTTTCTTTGCTTGTTCTAAAGTTATATACATAGCTTACTACTTATTAAATAGACTATAATTAGGCTTTTAAAACCTTCTTCACAAAAGCATCTGCCCTTCTAGGCTTAGCATCAAAGTAAGCATTGATAACAAGTCTTACTTTACCGTTAGCAGCCTGTGTATATGGGTCTACTGTTAAATCAATTCCACCCCATTGACCGATAACCAAATCAGCGAAGTTACCATAAACAATACCCTTACCTGCAACAGCAGAAGTACAAAGAACTGGATAACCGTTTACCTCATTACCTTCCATCAGATACTTACCAGTATCAGTACCCTTGTCAGTAGTCTTTAAATCAGCCTTAGCAGAAGGTGAAACAATAAACTTAATATTACCTCTTACATTCTTAGCTTCCAAATCAGCTTCCATCTTAACAATATCTTTGTAAGTCACATTAGCTGCATCAGCAGTAACACCATTAAGTATACCAGCAGGTTTCTTTGCATCACCAGCTTCACTACCCAAAATAGTAGCTTCAAGTTTATTAGCAATAGCTGAAACAATATCTCTCTTTAGCATTTCCTCAGCAGAATTAGAGTCTTGAATTAAGAATTGCTTAGATACGTCGATATAAGCAGTAAGTCTTTTAGGTTCTAGGTTTACTTCTGAGAATGTACCACCGCCATTAGAAGCAGCATCTACTTCACCTGCCCAACCTACATTTGAACCAGAATAAACAGGAATAGATACATTACCTACTAAACCAGTCATATAAGAAGCACCAGCCTGTGCTAATACTAGACTTGCTCTCAATGGCTCTAGAATACCTAACTTATCTTCTGCTACATTCTCCTGTCCTGCTGTAGCTACAGTAGCTTTAATGTCAGCTCTTTCCTCAATAGGAAGTACAATCTGTCCGCTATAAGACTGACCAGCCTTTCTCATTTCAGAGATACCAGCAGTTACTACTTCTTGTGCTCTCTCGTCTAATTGTCTGTTATTGGCTACATCATTGATAGCCTTTAAAAGTGAAAACTTTTCCTTCATAGTATTAGTTGTATGTGTTGTTTGTTTAAGGTTATCTTCTTCAATCTTTCTAATCTGAATATCTATATCTGCCACTTCCTTAGTAAGTGTATCAAATTCTACCTGCTCTCCTGCATTTAGCTTTCTTACTTCCTTCTCAGCACCAGATATAATTTCCTCTGCTCTCTTTTTCAGCAGTTCTTTTTTGTCTAGTAGTTCCAGTGTGTTCATTTAAGCCACCTTGTTTCTAAGTCCAGCGAAATAATCTTTTAAATCCTCGCTCTCTAAATCCTGCATCTTTCTTAATGCTACAGATGTATCTGGATATGCTTCTTTATATACAGGTGATACATCGAATAATTCTTTGAAGCTATTGATAGTTCTTAAATAGCTACCATCTTCCTTCTTAGTCCAAGTATCTTTACCGATAGTAAAGGCAAATGAAGAAGTACTAATATCACCTCTTCTAAGACCTTCTAACAGTTCATCACCTAGAGCTGTGTTAGGTGCTTCAAACCTGTATTTAAGTCCAGTTTCATCTATAGTTAATTCTAGGCTTCCAGTACCATATTTAGACCTGGCTAATATACCTCTATCCTCATTGTGATTAAGTAAACATAGTATATCAGACTTTTCTAATATACCTGCTAAGGCTGAAGGCTCTATTACTTCAGTAAAGCCACCTAAATCCCTAGACTGCTTACCGAATACTAAAGCATACCCTTCTACAGTCCTAGAATCCATCTTTACAATTTCATTACAGTTTCTTAGTTCTCTCATTGTGTTGTTATTATTCTAATAGAATCCAACCTGTATTATCTATTTGATACTGTAATGCTGCTACTTGCTCTTTAAGCAGTCTGTTCTGTTCCTCTAAAGATGTAACATATTGTCTTAGTGTGGAATCATCATAGTTACTAAGACTAGCTAGTTTTTCTTTCTCTGGTGTTGTATAGTCATTAGTAGATAACTGTTTGCCTTCCACTTTATCTACTTTAATATTGACAGCTTCTCTAATATCTGAATCATCATAAACAGTATCAGTAAACTTAGCATTAGCAGGTACATCACATTCTACTGTATGTCCGTTTACAGTATCGGCATTACCACCATCAGCAGGAACTTTAGTAGGAATACTATCCTTTACCTTCTTTAGTTCATCCTGTAAATCGGTCTGCTTAGTAATATCACCTTCTATAGTACCCCATACAGCATTAACTGTACTACCAATCTTGGCACTGATTCTATCCAGTTCTAATACTCCTTCTTTAGTTGCTCTCTGTAGTTCCATTACTTCAAATAATAATTAGTCTGCCCTTTAACTACCTCATCATAATAAGCATCATTAAACATAGCATTAGGACTTTTAAAGCTGTAGCTGTAATAGATTAGTCCAGATTGTAGCTTATCTAGGTCAGATGAATTAATAACCGCCTTATCTATTCTATCTTCTTCTACTATACCAGTCAAATCACCACCTTTAAAACTACATTCTATAAACTCTGCTGGGTTTGTGGTGTAAAGTCTAAGTATAAATTCAGAAGTGTTTCTTACCCTAAATGGAATACCGTCCTTATCTTCCAACTTAATATTGAATACTAAGTCAGTTCCCTTGTAAATTGTCTGTATCATTGATTATATTGTTATTAGATGGAATGTTATTAGCAGCATTTTTAATCTCCATCAGATTCACTTGTACGAAATGGGAATCTCCACCATCTACAGCAGGTAAATCCAACTGCTTTCTAATCTCATTGGCACTAACCACACCGATATTAAACAGTGTATTGTAGTAGTTTGCTAAAGATTGTTTGTCTGCTCTTAGTAATACAGAAGTATCAAATCTTACATCTATTCTACTCCTTTCAGAAGGCTTATACAACTTCCTTTCAAACTCTAATTCTATCTTCTCTAGTAATGGTGATAATGTATCAGTAAGAAAAGCCAGCTGGGTAGCCTCAACAGTACTATAACTGCTCTTGGATAAGTCAAATGCTTTTACAGGTGATACCCCGAAGAACCTACAAATATCAATTACATTAAACTGTCTGGTTTCTAATAGTTGTGCATCAGCAGGATTCACTGTAATAGGCTGGAAGTCCATATTACCTTCTAATACAGCTACTCCATTAGGTGTACCAGTAGTAGGACTAAAAGCAGTCTGCCAGCTAGTTTTTAAGTCTGCCTTCTGCTTACCAGTTAAAGTAGACTGTACTTTAAGAATACCAGCCAAATTAGCACCACCTTTAAAGAATCCTTGTGCGTGTGATTCGGAATCTGTAGCCAGTCCTAAAGTCTGTCTGGCGTGTTGTAAAGTACTAATTCCAGTAATACCATCATAACTAAAGTTCAGTATATGAATCATATTGCAAGGCTCTACAAGTCCTTTAATACCTACAACACTATATCTAATTCCGTCCTTCTGTTCAGTAATAGTAACATAATCTGGCTGTAAATAATGAAGTGCTACTGCATCTCCTTTAGCATCTCTTTCTATGTAAGCATATCCATTACCTTTAAGTAGTGTACTTACTATCAAAGTCTTTATGAAAGTAAACCTACTCATCTTATTGTTCGGCTCTTTGTTCAGTAAGTAGTAAGTAGGATGCTTAATAAACTTTTCTTTATAACCAGAATCAGTAATATAATATGGCTCTAATGGAAGCTGTGCTACTGCATCACTAATAACATCTACACATCTGTAGACTGTAGATAATAGCATAGCCTTATTAGTGGTATAACCGCCATTCATATTATACATCAATGAATCACAGAATAACCCTCTGGTTTCCTGTTCTGGTTCTTTCTTTTTAAACCAATTAGTAAAAAGTCCCATTAAATAGTCAGTATTTCATTTGTGTAATGTGGTGTTCTCAGATACATACCTAAAGCCTGTATCATTGCTATAGTTCCATCTATCTTCTTCTTATCTACTGCCTTATTCGGTTTAACATTACCATTATAATCAGACTTCAAAGTAACATTTCTAAAGCAGTACCTATTTATTTCATTGTTATCAATAACTGCCTTACCAGATAGTATTAGCCTTTCCAGTTCTCTAGTAGGCATATTAAAGTTACCTAGTGTTTGTGGATATTCTTCTAATGGTAATCCCTGCTCTGTAGAATCTATAGCCCATTGTGTAGCATTATACTTGTCATATCCTACAGACTGGATATTAACTACATCAGCATATCTAAGCATATCAGTAGTTATATAGTCATAATCGGTAACATTACCACTGGTAACAGTAAGATACCCCTGCTGCTTCCAGTATTTGTAAAGTTCCTTATCTGCCTTATCCTTTAATGCCGATTCTGGAAGATAGTAATGTGTTTTGAAGTAGTAAGTACCATCCAGTACTACTAAGTAAGCTACAGCAGTCAAATCCGAAGTAGCAGCCAAATCCACACCTACATAGCAATCCATACCAGCAAACTTATTAAGGTCTACTTCCTGACTGCACTTAATAATATAGTCCTCTGGTAGCCACACATTAGAACTGTCACACCATAAATTCAAAGTCTTAGTTTTAACTCCGACTTCATCAGCAGGGTTATTAATAGCTTGTTGTACCTGCCCCCTAATGTACTTGGAAGTAACTGTAATATCCAAGTTAGGCGCACATTTAACCCAGTTTTCTTCATCTCTCCAATCATCATCAGCATCTAAAGAATAGATAGCTATAAACATTTCATCATCTACCTTTAAGCCATTAAGCACTTCTATAGCTACGGTTCTTAATTGGTAACAGGGTAAAGTTTTATCGAAGCCAGCAGTAGTAATAGTACAAAGATGTGGATTCATCCTCATCCCCATACTGGACTTAATAACATCACGTACTTTACTATTCTTAGCAGCGTGATATTCATCCAATAAACCAAAGCTGGCATTAAATCCATCCAGCTTACTATCATCAGCAGCCAATACTTTCAACTTGGAATTAGTAAGGTTAAACAGAATATCAGCTCTATAGGCTGTAAGATACTTGCCTTTAGAATCCAATCCCTTACTAAACTTGCTACACATATCAAAGGCTATCTTAGCCTGCTCTTTACTATTAGCAGCCAGTAATACTTCTGCACCATCTTCACCATCAGCTATTAAATAATACAAGCATAAAGCAGCAGCTAAAGCTGTCTTACCCTGCTTTCTACTTACTTCTATATAGCTGCTAGTATATCTTCTGGTAGTAGTTCCCTTCCAGTAGAATCCAACTATATTAGCTATTATAAACTGCTGCCATCCTTCTAAGGTGAATGGTTTACCAGAATGTTTACCTGTATAATGCTTCAATGTGCTGATAAATAGAATGGCTCTATCTACCTTATCCTCTTTAAATTCCAAATCATCCCTTTTAAGGTCATTCTGGAATCTCTTACAAGCCAGCTTAATAGTTTCACCAGCTATTATTTCACCATTAAGAACCCTACTACAATATTCATAGTAAAGTTTGGTATTCATTACCTAGTTTCCTTTCCTTCCTTTATAAACTGCTCAAATGGGTTATACCCGTCCTGTTCTATTTTAGGCAATTTAGTTCTAGCCTTAGCTGTTAGTCCGAACTCCAGCATAACTTTCATAGCCTGTGTTTGAGCATCTTTAGCAATCTTAATAGCTGGGTGCGGTGCAATGTTACCCCTATCACTGGTAACAGTCAAACCTTCATCTTCTAACTGTTTGGATGCCTTAATGAACATACTGTAGTTTCTAGCCAGCATTGTTAAAGCTGCACTATCCACATTCTCTAACATACCAGTACTATCCAGCTGTTCCAGTACATTCTGCATATATACCTTAGCATCCTTTTCAATGTCCTTTGGAATAGTGTAATTTATCATATTATAGTCTATTTAATTTTTATAATTTATAAAGCTATGCAATGGCTCTAATTGACTTATAATCACTATAATACAATTATTAAAGAATATGAATTATTTATTTGGAAGTCTGTTAAGATGTTAGTAAATTTGTAATACAATTAAAGGCTAAACTATGGAAAGAAGAAGTAATTACCCAATAGAAATTAAAGCAAAAATAGACCTAAATACTGACCTGCTACTAACGGAACTACAGCAATTACTAGGCAAAGACAGGTCTAAACTACTAAGATTGATAATAGCAGATTTCTTTAATAGAAATATTGATATTATAGATGAACATACTAACCATAAATCAGATAAAGCACCACTGATAGAAGCCATACTAAAGGACTTCTTCAATTATAACAGGGAAACAATTAACCAGTACATTAAATTCAAGAATGATAAGACCACCTAAATCAGTCCTTCTACAGTATATATATGATTACGGACTAGACAAAGCAGCATCATTATTTCACATTGATACAGAAACAGCAGATAAGATAATTAACTGGAAGCCACAATATGACCAGTACAGCTACAATACAGTAATAGATAAGCCACTTCATAGAAATGCTTCTAAAATAGCTGATATAATAGCCAAACATTATCCCGAATTAGTAAAGCAATACACCACATACTATAAAGATACTATCTATATGTCCCAGACTGTAGAAGACTTCCTACAGAAAGCAGTAATAAGATGTATGGAAGTAGGGCTGGAAGATGTAACAGAAGAATCTGTATTAGAACTACTAAGAGTGCAATTCAATACTATAAGATGCTATGCTAAGAAGTCCAGCTATACAATGAATAGTAAATTAACACCATTGGAAGTACAGAATGAAGAAGGTGAATACATAATAAGAACTATATGCCATACCTAAAGAAACCGAATAAGCAGCCTTCCAGAACATTTAACAGGGAAGAAAGACAGAAGATATACCAATCTACCAAATGGAAGGAATTAAGACTAGCTAAGCTAATGCAGCAGCCATTATGTGAACTCTGTTTAGCCAAAGGCATTATTAATGCAGCAGAAGATATTCACCACATAGATTCCTTTATGAATTATACTGGCACTAAAAGACTAGCCAAAGCATTTGACTTTAATAACCTTATGTCTATCTGTAAAGAGTGCCACGCAAAAGAACATCACTATGAACATTAAATTAAGCATACCAGTATTACAAGCATTAACCAATAATGAAGCATTTACTTACTTCTGCACATTAGTAGCTATTAGTAAGAATCCAGATAGTACTATTAAAGATATAGTAAGAATAACTGGTGTTAGTGAAACTACCATCTTTAACCACCTAAAGAAGTTTGAAGAAGTAGCCAACCTAACAATAGATAGAACTGGATGCAGTAATAAGTATAGCTATACAGAACCTACCAAGTTCTTTGTAACCATAGATAGCAGCCTGTTAGATACAGATGTAGATAGATTAGTAATCGGCTTCTTAATCCGATTCAAATGCTGGTCTAGAATAGCATCCAATATTGTAGACCTATCTCTGAATAGAATAGTTCACGAAATAGGGGTACAACATAATACAGTATATTCAGCTTTAGAAGCTGGTCTAGTGGAAAGGAGTGATAAGAAACTTTACTTTAAGTTCATTCATCCATCACTTTGCGTACTGTAATACAAGAATATAGCTGTTATAGCACCCTCAATATAAATTTTAAAATTTGTTACAATAAGTTTGGATATGTCAAAATATTTCACTATCTTTGTATTACAATAAATGAAGGAAACTATCATACTGAAACATAGATTTTAATTCGATTATCTAAGTGGACTGGCTAGCTGATTAGCCAGTTCTTCCACTTAATTCACATCTAAGAATCACAAAGTTATTACCATAAGTACCTTTTGAGCATATTTTAGGTACTGATTGTTAATTATTCATCATAATTTTAAGTTTGGGTTAGTTAAGCGTAGAATAGTAAGCGTAGTGATACGCTTATTATTTTATTTCAAGTGTAACCAAAATTTGCAAATTATACCTTTAAGACTACTAAAAAAGTTACATACCCAAACTTAAATTATTTGCTACAGATATACATCTATTCAGATTTCTACTTACCCAGATAGCGTAACCAAATTATTCAAACTTTAGAGATACTAAACTACAGATTCTTTACAAACTAATCTAAACTAATTATTATGAAAACATTATCAATCAATTCAAGCAATGGCTATTTAAACCTATCAGATTTACCTTATAACTGCATCTTTAATAAAGTTGTTACTGGTTGTGGTGGAACTACTATAGTTCTTTTCAATAATGAAAACTATGTAATAGCAGTACCCACTACCGAACTTATTACTAATAAGACTGGTCTTAGTGAAGCTGGTGTAGCTACTATTACTAACTATGATGGTAAAGAGCAAACTGTATTCGGCTTATTCGGTGTATTCTCTTATTCAGTAAAGAAGGAATTAAAGAAATATGCAGAAGGTAAAGGAACTAAGAAGATTATGTGTACTTATGATAAGATAGGTAAATTAGCTGAATACTTAGAACCAACTGATTACAGGTTACTGGTAGATGAATATCACATCTTACTAAAGGCTTATAGCTACAGAAGTAAAGCTATAGATGGTGTATTAAGTACCTTTAGAAGCTACAAATCATTCTGCTTTATGTCGGCTACTCCTATTCAAGCCGATTTTAAACCTAGCTGTTTAGCAGATGTAGAAGAAATAGAAGCTGTTTGGGATGAAACTGATACAATGATAGTTAAACTGGACTTAACTAATAAGCCATATATTAAGGCTGCTAACTATATCAATGCTTATAAGAAAGATGGGTTTATAGAAATAAATGGTAATAGAAGCTATGAAGCCTTCTTCTTTATAAATTCAGTTACAGATATAGCATCCATCTTACAATACTGTGACCTTAGTAATGAAGAAGTAAAAATAGTATGTGCAGATAATGAAAGTAATAGAGCCAAATTAGCAGGATATACCATTACTAATAGTAGAAGTGAGAACAAGCCGTTTACCTTCATTACTAGTAAATCCTTTGAAGGTGCAGATTACTTTAGTGATTCGGCTTTATGCTTTGTAGTTAGTAATAGCACTAATACTAATACCCTGCTGGATATTTCTACTGATATATACCAGATAGCAGGTAGAATTAGAACTGAATCAAACCCATTTAGAAACTTACTGGTACATATCTTTAATACTACAGGAAACAGAAATATAGAACTGGATATTACTTATGAAGATATGGTAAAGCGTACTAATGATAATATAGAAGGTGCTAATGAAATTATTAGTGCTATCAATAACAGCAGCGACAAAGCTAAAGAAATGGCTAAGAAGATGCTTAATAGTCAGTATGTAATGCAGGATAAGGAAGGTAATTACTTTGTAAATGATATGTTAGTGAAGCTAGACCTATTTACATTCAGATTAGAACAGTCTATTTATAAAGATGGTATAGCACTTAGAAGTGCATATAATAAGAATGATATGCTTACTACTGATATTACTGTAGAAAAGATTACTGATTCAATGAAGAAGGCTGGTAAGAAGATGTCCTTTAAAGATGCTTTCCTTAGATATGCAGAACTTATTAGTAAGATGGTGATTACTACAGAAACTGATACTTTAGCTAAGATACAGCCTTTAATAGTTAATGCTTATCATAGATTAGGTGTAGATAAGGTTAGAAGCCTTAGATATTCAAAATCAGCAGTAGAAGCAGCTTTAATTAACTGGGAATCCGATAAGAACAAAGATACTAAAGTAGCACAAATACTAGGTAAGAGAATTAAAACAGGATTCTATAGTAGTGCTGATATTAAAGGCTGGATAAGTGAAGCCTATACTGCTGTAGGTATTATAGATAAAGTCAAAGCTACCGACTTAACTAATTGGTTTGATTGTGAAGCATCTACTAAGAGAATTGATAGCAAAGTAACAAAAGGATTCATAGTTTACAGACCTAAGATAGTGTTTAAATGAATTATTAAAATTATTGTAATTTAGTTTTGATATGTAAAATATTATTATTATATTTGCAATATGATAAAGAGTTATATGGGAATGACTTTATCATTCTGGTTAGTGAGTGATTTAGTTCTATTTTACTACTAATCAAAGTAATAATACTACAGATACTTCTAATACAAAGATTCTATCAATTTATTTACACACCAAATTCTGTATTTAGATTTACTATCTTATAGATTATCCGAACATAAAGATTATTGAGATTCGTTATTCATTCAGTAAGGTAGTCTGTGAAGATAGCCTTACTTTACTTTGATTATTAACTACTTAAACTATATATACTATGTTTACAACCTATGTATTACTAACATTCTTAACAGTTCTAATGTATTTCCTTATTAGGACTGTAGTAAATGAGATTAAACAACATATCACAGAAGAAACAGATAGGGTTATTAAGGCTATTAAAGATAAGAACTATGTGAGTAGATGAAGAAGGAAATGCAGTTATATCAGAATCAGATAAAGCATTAAATATACTAAGTGAATGAAACGTATGTCAGAACAAACTATTAACGCAATTATTAACTACTTAGTCCAGCAACCTTATAAAGATGTAGCTGGGCTGTTATAGATGGTACAGCAGGATTTACAAACTAAAGAAGAACCTGCTAAGGAAGAATAACCCATTAGCCTGTAAATGATATATGGTTAATGTGAATGGCTAATGATTTATGATAATGGAATACAGGCTAGTACAAACTACTAGCTTAAATGGATAAATTTGATGAATTAGAACTAAATGGAAGGAAACTACTAGAATCATTTTTAATACAAGTGGGTGCTACTAATCTGCATCCTACAGAAGATAAATATGCACCAGTGGATTACTATTTTACTTATAAGGATAAGAAGGTAGTAGCCGAAATAAAGGTAAGAGATATTAAGTATGAAGGCTATGATACTCACTTAATGGAAGTATCTAAATATAAGTCCTTAGTGAAGGATAAGAAAGATAGCCAGTCAGATACAGCATACTACATTAACTTCTTTACAGATGGAACTAAAGTTAATGCCTATTGGTATAGTACTAATACTGTTAGGAACTTTGGTATTATAGATTATAAATACTGTCCGACTACTACAGCAGCCGATAACGGCAGCTACTATAAGAAGGTTATTATGATTCCTTCTAATAAGGCTCAAAGATTTACCTTAGTAAATGGTGGATGGTCTAAGATTTCGCCTAAATTTTAATTATAAACCCCAGCTTACTTTAATCGGTAGGCTGGGGTTTTGTTATTATGGGTTGTAAATTAAAACAGCCACTTATGACTTTTTATTACTTCCTTTAGGCAGCGATTCTAATCTATATTTGCACTCTATATCCATCCACCTAGGAATATTAAGCGTTATATTATACTGTTTACTATAAGCATCTATTAATTTATCTTTCCATCCACTATTAGCTAACTCCCTAGTTTCAGTGTACTTAAATATAGTTTCCTCTAACGCTCCTAAAAAATCTTCCAAAGTTTCAAATACAGGTGTCTTAGAAGGTTTCGTAGAATACCAAGCAGTAGGACGAAGTTTATGTATCTGCTTATTTTTATATTGTACTTTTACAGTCCAATTAGCGGATTTGCCCATAGCAGCACTTATTTCCCAGATATTTCTTAGCCAAATATCAGTAATAGTTACAATACCATTACTATCCATCTTATAAGCAAAAATAAGATATTTAACGTGAAGCATATATGGCTTCTCTATTATCTCCTTTACATAAGACTTAAAATCTGCTATATCAAAACCAGCACTACCTTCACTATTAAAAGCTTTAACTTCTACTAAATTAACCTTTCTGTCCTCATTTAAAAATATATCTGGTGGCATCTGTGTATTAGGATTAGGAGCAAAATATATATTATTAGCCCTTAACCATCCTTCTAACCACTCTTGTATTATATTACCTACTACATCTTTCTGTTTAACAATAATACCCACACTTCCCAAGCAGAAGGTTATCCGTCCTTCCACTGATTTTATATTGAAGTCTGTGAGCAACTTATCATATAGCTCCTCTGGAGTAATATGTATTAATTCCTCTGCCATAACTATATCTGTTTTAGAAGTCGACTACACACAGCCTTAATAACTGGTACTACAACAGTATTACCAAGCAAATCAAAACCATCTTTCTCTGATACATCAAACTGATAATCTTCTGGATACCCAAAGAGTCTTAACCCTTCTCTTAGTGAAAGTTTTCTTAAACCATTACCGTCCACCACTACCAGTTTCTGCATATCCATAGCGACCAGAGTAGGAGCTATAGAAGCAGGGTCTAGTATCTTAGTTATCTCAAAGCTAAGTTTACCAGTTACTATATTATATCCTTTAGGAAGGCTAGTATCTTGCTCTCTATGTGACGATGAAATATTACCAACCTTCTTAGTTATTTTTCTTTTAGGATGCTCATAGACTAAATACCCTTTCTGCACTAGACCATCTAAGAGCTTTTGCAAATCAGAGCCAGCGTAGAAAGTAGTTATCATTTCTTTGGTAAGTGGCATTCCATCCATCCAATCTATGCCATATTCAGCAGCCCATTTCTTCTTCCTACGTTCTGTCAAAAGAAGATTAAGTAGTTCCTTCTCTCTTTTTGTTGTCTTACCTTTAAGGTCAATATCCCAACTGTGTATATTGTCCTTACCACCTCTCTTATCTTTAATGGATTTACCATAAAGTTCTGAGATTTCATATTTAGACAGAAGTAACTTAGTAAACTGACTTTTAATTGTCGGTAAACCCACCTCTAATATATCTCCTAAAGAATGTTCTACAATAGGGAAATTATCTAACTTGACGGTGTTATTAAAAGTACCTACTATGTAGATTCTTTTTCGTTCTTGTGGTACTCCAAAATATTTAGAGTTAAGAACCGCATAAGATACCTTGTAACCTATAGCCTTTAGATGCTTGAGAATAGTTTTAAGTGTTTTCCCCCCATCGTGATTTACTAGACCTTCTACATTCTCCAAGATGAATCCTTTAGGCTTCTTGGCTAAAAGAATCCTCTCAACATCAAAGAATAAAGTTCCTCTAGTATCAGCAAATCCTAGCCGATTACCAGCAGCACTAAAGGCTTGGCAAGGAAAGCCAGCACATAATATATCAAAATCAGGAATAGTAGCAGCATCCACTTTAGTAATATCTCCTACTATTTCTTCATTAGGGTGATTCTGTTTTAATACATCTAAGGCATACGGCTTTATTTCAGAAGTAAATACACAAATAGGGGTATAACCAGCTTCAATAGCAGCTAGTTCTAACCCTTTGCGGATTCCTCCAATCCCTGCGAATAAATCTATAAAGCGTAAATTCAT